GCAATGTCTGCGTCGGTTGCTTCAAATAAAGCTGTTACCTATCGGGTTGAAATTAGGTCGGAAGCTGATAATTTAGTCACACCTAGGGCTTGGCGTTCTACATTTAGAATTGATGATGCTCAAGGGTCCAATATATTTTCTAATATTCGACCTTTATTTATTGAGGAAAAGACCGATATTAAAGTAACTGCAATTACAGGTACTAGCGCAGAATGTTCATTTGATTACCAAATAATATTAAGAGACTTATCAATTTGCTAACCCACAGGAGTAAATATGTTAGATACATTATTAAATGAGGCAGTTTCAGGTAACAAAACAAGCGTAGCGTTAAACCTTGAATTGTCCACAATAGTTTCTATTCAAGGTAACATAGGTGCAGGATTCACAACAGCAACCTTTAAATTACAAACAAGTAATGATGGTGTTAATTGGGTTGATCTTGCAAGCTCAACTAAAGTTGTAACGGGTGCTGAAATTATTTTTTGGGATATTTCAGCGGCTAGTTATGAATATATTAGGGTTGATATTTCTAGTGTAACCGGATCGGCAGCGGTTGAAATTATTTCAAAAAAGAAGTTATAACATGAAAGATAAAATACTATCTATATGTATGAAGGTTATAAGTGTATCGTGGGTTTATGTAACCCCGGTACATGACGTCATTATAGGAATCAGTGTCCTTGTTGCGTTTGATTTTATAACCGGTATAATGGCGGCTAAAAAACTTAAAAAGAAAATTACATCGAGTGGGTTTAGGCAAACCATTTCAAAAACATTGGTATATCAATCTGCTGTTATTGTATCTATGGTTTTAGAAAAGTATTTAATTCCGGGTATGCCTGTTATAAAAATCATATCATCACTTATAGCAATAACAGAAACCAAAAGCTTTTTTGAAAACGTTGAGGTATTGACTGGTATTAATTTTTGGGATAAACTATCATCGAAAGTTTTATACCTGTTTGAAAAGAGGAGCAAAAAATAATGGCGTTTAATTCCCGTTCTGATTTTATTAATGCTGCTGCTTCCGAAAAGGTTGTATTCGCACATGTACATGCGAATAGGCGCGTTATTAATTGGTCCGTTCATTCAGGGGATATTTATAAACGTACTTTGTCCGAGTTCGTTAATGATGTGAAACTTGAAACGGTTTCATTGACACGCGTCACCTCATTGGGTGCCGTTGTTGCTGGAACATTCTTTTATGAAATATCAACCAAGACAGTCTATATAGAATTACTTGACAGTTCTAATCCGGTTGATTCCGAAATGATTATCCAATACAGGTTATTTTATGCAAACAAATCATTTTCATCATCATGGGATTTAACAGACACAGGTGAACATGTTCACTATGAAGGTCGGATTCGTAAATCACCTGCATATGACCACCAGATAGGAATAGAACAAAACCTATCATCTATTGTAGGGAAGGGTTCGCTTAAACTTCAAAACGTTGACGCTGAACTAGATGAAATTTTTGAAACCCTAATTTTTGAAAATCAGGACGTTGAAATATATAATTGGAATACTCAAATACCAATTAGCGAGAGTCAAATAATTTACCGCGGTAAAGTTACCAATAAATTTTTTGACAATGATAACGTTCGATTTACTGTTAAGGATCAACTGTTTGACGTACTCCAAAACGTCCCACAACAGGCATTTACCGATGATGATAATGTCAATGACTCTGTGAAGGGTAACATTAAACGGTGGGTGTATGGTCGCGTTGACGGCCTTAAACTTCAATCTGTAGACCAAATAAGTGACGGGTATGCAATTACAGGTACAGTTTCAGGTACATCGGATTCGTTAACTTTAACCGGAGTTGGAACTACATTTTTAAGTGAACTATCCCCCGGTGATACTTTATTGATCGACACCTTAGAATTAGATATTGATGATGTAATATCAGATACAAGCTTAACTTTATCGGATAACCCCAATTATGCATTTAATGGGAACGTTGCAAACGTGGTTCCGAATATCCCTACAGTAACAAAAAATAGAGTTCACTTTGTTGCAGGTCATGCCACCGCTGAACTTACAAAAACTGTGGTCTCAGTTCTACAATTTAACCGGGTTGTTTTGAGTGATGTTATAGGATTGAGTCCGGGTGACTTTATCGAGTTCATTTCAACTGGTGAACGTATCGAAATAAAAAACACAGCACCAGGTAATATTATCGTGTTGCGGCAAAATATGATCAACATCCCTACAATATCGAGTGATGTAAAACGTCTACCGATTCAAAATTTATTTGTCGAGGGTGTTGAGGTTTTAAGTAACAATTTTACAATTAACAACTCAAGTAGTGAAACTACAGTTACCCTTGATGATGATGTTGAATTTAATCTAGCTAGACCTAGAAACATCAATATAGATTTAACCTTCACTAACGGCAGCAGAACAATATCAACAATTGAGAATGTTGACTTGAATGCAACGTTTACAAGTCGGGACTGGATACGCCCGGCAAACGCATCATTTACAACTTATTATGAAATTCTAAAGGTTACCAATCAATCTATGACAATTAGAACTGTTTTTGTAGATGCCACAATAACAGACAACGGTACATTAAAGCACCCTGAATATGTTGGTGATTCTACTATTGTATCCTGTGATGTTTTAGGTAGGACTGAAAACAATACACCGAGCGGCGTTTGGATTGAAACTGGCGCTAAGTTGGTGCAGGACGTTCTAAATCAGGTTGGCATTACCAATATAGAAACATCGTCTTTTGATGATGCTGCAATTGATGCAGATCATTTGGTTTCTATGATGATACCGTCAAACCCAACAAGTACATTGACCAAAACTAAAACTGTGATTGATAGAATCAACAAGTCTATATTCGCTGCACTGACATTGAATAACAGTCTTAATCTTAGATATAAGGTTCTATTGGTTGAAAGCGCAGATGATACAACACAACTTAATGATAATGATATCAAAAGCTTTAAAATCAAGGCGACAAACGGCAAGACTTACCGGAACTCAATTGTTAATTACAGACACCAAGATGTAATCAGGCAAACGTTAGAACCTGGATTATTAACGGTGTCACATGAAAGTGAGTTTGTTAGAAAGTACATTGGAACAAATGACACAAATGATATAGACGTTTACCTGTATAAAACAATTTCAGCTAAGATAATGTCACACAGAGATATTTACTACAATCAATTATCCAGAGCCACAGTAACAATCGTTAGCGACTTGAGGCTTGAAAATTTAATAATCGGTAATGTTGTAGTTTTGAATTTTGATAGATTGTATAAACGTCACGGGGATAGTTCAACTAGAAAAAAGATTGCATACATTGTCGGTAAAAAGGTAGATGGTGAACAAATAACGTTCATCCTTTCAGATTTGAGTAACACATTTAATCAGTCTGCAATTATAGCACCTAACACTACATCGGACTTTTCTGCTGCAACTGTTGACGAAAAATTAAAATACGGATATATTACAGATGCAAACGGCATAGTTGACGATAACGAAGATACAGCAAACACCAATCTAATAACGTAAGGACAGTTATGGCATACACTCCCCTAAATATTACAGACATCGAAGCGGGTAAGGCAGTTAAAGAAGAACTTTGGCAAACAATTAAAGACAATCAAGATTCATTTAATACTGACATTGAGGCCCTTAAACAGACCTCTGTTATTGATATTTTTGATACCAAATTCAACGGTCAAATTAATGAATATTCAATCAGTGAAATTAACGAACGTGTTCCAACTTTTAAAGCACCGGTTGCTGCAACGTTTACCAGTTTTATTATCACTCTCCTTACAGCATCAACCAGTGGAACTTTAGAAATTGAGGTGGACCGATCAACCGATAACGGTATCAATTGGTCACCTTTATTATCGACACCCGTTGAATTAACTGGAATTACGGTTGGTTCAGTTTCGGGAACTGTTAATTGGATTGATGTGCCTTCCCAAAGTTTTAATCAGAATGATTTAATCAGAATGAGAATCACCGGGGTTCAGGTAGATCAAGGGGACTTTCACCTTAGCATTTATGGGGAGTTATCATGAGTGGGTCAAGTTTACATTTTCCTAAAAGAAATTTAACCAAACAGGTATTTAGTTCAAGTACAACGTTTGTTGTTCCCAAAGATGTATATCAAATACATGTTGAGGTATTCGGTGCCGCTGGTGGCGGCGGTGGTGGTGCCGGTGGTGGCAGTGGGGGTTACGGCGGGCATATATTAAACGGAATTGAAACTGTTGTACCTGGTGATAATGTAACAGTTACTATAGGCAGCGGCGGTGCAGGTAGTTCCACATTTGGTAGTAACGGAACATCAACTGTATTTGGTTCAATGTCTGTCATTGGTGCTGGTGGTGGTCAACCTAACGGAACGGCCAACCAAGGGTCAACTGCCGGCGGTGGTTCTATGGGTGGTCATAGTACCTTTCACGGTGAAGGGTCACACTTAGCATTAGGTGGATCTAGTGGAATTGATGGTCATGGTGGCGGTGGTGGTGTCGGTGTAGGTGGTCAAGGTGTGACTGGTGCCGGTGGTGCTGGTGGTATTGCTGCCGGTGGCGGTGGTGGTTCATCCGGTTTTAGTGGCGGTAATGGTGGTGCAGGTCAAATAACAATCTGGTATTAACCCACACCAATAAAATCAATGAATCCTTTTGGAATGTAGCCGTCTAGCTTGACGGTTCAACTTAATAAATCTTTGTGAACCTTGGTCATAAATAACAGGGGGTTTGGAATTTAAACCCTTTTCATTATACCAAGTATTGAGCCATATTTTGTTGCGTTTATAGAACAACCCCCAAGCTTGTTTTTTAGTTTTATCGTAATGATGTTTTTTAATCATCACATTGATAATTATAACAGGATACCGAAAAGGAAAAGTCAAAATTGATATAATCTTTTTAATAAACCTCATTGAAATACGCCTCCATTTTTTTATCTTTAGTTTTTTTAGAAAAATCACATATCATATCCATTGAAAATAATGTGTCAAATATGCACAACGTTTTGTAAATCTTTTCATACAATTTGTTTCTAGAAAAGTCGCCATTGAAGTTTTCAAGTAGACACAATGATTCATCCTCCTTAAAAAATACATGTAATTTGTCCCCCTCCTGAACATGCTTAGTGCCTATTGCTGCCCGCATTTTTCGTGCTGTCGTTTCAGTGCCTTTTAAAACTGATTCGGTTACTGTCTTTTTTGATGCCCAATTGGCCATATCAACACCAGTTTCAATCTCTTCGACCATGCCCACATATCTATCATAGATTGCAGGTAGAATGTAGGGTGCATCATTCAACAGGTGTTTAATAATATCCTTAATCATTTGTTTCAGGATGGGTTCCTTCATTGTTGCCTTAAGTGAACTACCCTTGATGATAATTTTTTTACCATCATCTAAAATGTAATTTTTAGTTTTAACGACAATGACTTTTTTGTAAGTACCATCATCCTCCCAAACAATCAACTCAGGGAAAAGTTTGTTGAGGTCATCTATGTCATCCTTAAATGATTCTTTGTTGTAACCTGTAGGGCCAACATAACTAAATGAATCTGTATCAGCATTAACAACAGGATAACCCTTAGCCTTACACCAGTCCAAACCCTTAGTTAAAATCATCCTACCTTTACGGGTAACAAATGACGCATTTTCGGGTGAATTGAATAATAACCCCTGTGCGCCAAGAAACCCATAACCTGAGTTAATGAATATTTTCTGAGAATCTGAAAGGTCCGAATAGATCCGTTCACCGGTTTCTTTGAATTGTTCTTTATTCTTAAGACGTTCAACGGTAAAGGTCTCAATCAATTCCAAAAATAAACCCTTTGGATCTTTGGCAACATCACACACTTTAAAGTGTCGCATGATTGATGGGTACAAGGAAGCAACGTCAACTTTGTAAACCCTTTTATACATGCCCGGGTTACCGAATGATATAGCACCCTCAAAATGTTCTGCTTCACTAGATTTGGGTAAGCTGTGACCATCCTGTAAGTAACCTCGAATCATAACAGAGTTTACCTGAGAACCTGTTGCCGTATTGATAATCTGTTGAAACGGTTTAGGGATAGACTTAGTGTAGTGAAAAAATGAAGGTATCATCAAGTCAAATAAAGCTAACGAATCATCGGCATCATGTTCAGCATACTTTTTGATCTTAACCCATTCCTCCTCATTTTTGTAATTATGCCTGATGGTTGATGCGTCATAATGTTGTCGACCTTTAACTTCCAAACCCTCAAATTCGATAATAGGTTTCAACCCATAACTAGGATACTTCCGACCGATGTCATATGTAATAGCTAAGAAAAACGTATCAACAATCTCACGTCCATAGATCCAACAATTTGTGTACTCGTATTCTTGAGAACCGTCCTTTCTTTTCTTGGATAACCTAGGGTTGAATTTAATAGAGGAGAGGTCTCGGCCTAGACACAAATCAACCCCTGCACGTTCTGCACAATATCTAAGGTAAGGGAAGTCATACCCGTATATATTGTGCCCACATATAATCGAAGGATCAACGGAAGTCACCCAATCACACCAAGCAACAATCATATCACCCTCACAATCATAATCATCATGACAGAACAATTTTCTAATAGTGTTACCTTTACCTTTGTTGTTTCTAAAGGTGTTGGATATAATCAAAATTTTGGATTCATCGCTATGGGTTAATGATGTGGTCTCCAAATCAAATGATAGAATCGAGACTTGTTTAGGTTCCATGCCATTAAAATAAGTCATGCCCGACTGTAACATTGAGTTCTCTTTAGGTTCTGCAACAGTAAAAAACTCACGTCTTTTTTTGTAACAAGTTTGCTTAACTTCCTTCAATTTACCTAGGTCCTTATAGTTGATAATGTATTTGTAAAATAAATCACCATCAAGTTCCAACATCTTATCTGATAAAGGTTTATGGAACACCATAAATTGACCGTCATACTCTTTGACGTGACATTCAACCACACCATTGGTTTCAGTGAACACTTCCAGATGGTCACCAACAACTTCAATTGATACTATATTCTCGGTGGCATCTTTACCATAGATTAGATTTTTATTCATGGTCTACCTTCCTAATAGCATCCTTGGTAGTGTACTCACCACTAGGGAATCGTTTGTTTAGTTTATCAATGTTTGCCTGTTTGATATCATCAAGCGTCAACCCGAACCTATTGGCTAACGATTGAACATAATATAAAACATCACCTAATTCCTCCTTGAGGTGGTTAACATCTACAAGTTTATTTTTATATTCAAGTTCTCGGATTATTTGAAGGACCTCACCTGCCTCCTCAACTAACCCACTAACGCGCCACATCAGGTTATCTTGAACTTTATCTTGGGTGAATTGTTCAACGTGTTTTTTAAACTTATCACAATTATCCGAAATTGTGGGCAAGCTAAAGTGTGTAAATAAATAGTTTTCAGTGAATATATTTAACCGACCGACAGAATCAATTAATCCTATTCTTATCGGTTTTTCAGAAGAATCAACAAAACTAACAGTAAACAACTCACTATCGACAATATCTAAAACATTAGAACCAACCCTATATTTGAAGTTACTCATCACTCACCACCTTTTTTATATCTATCATCCGAACCTAAATCATCTGCAATATGCTCCAACAAAAACATGATGCAACAACCAGCATGTGCGATGTGTGACAATCCAGTTTCAGGGTCATTATCCTGCCCGCGCATGAAAGCTAGAATGTGTCTCAGTGCTGCACCGATTAAACGAGACCAACCAAAACCTTTCCTCCAATTGTGAGAGTCATACTTAGTTGCACCGAATTTAAGAACCTCACCTATCATATCTAGTGCAATAGGTGAAAGTAATTCGAGGGGTATTTTGTTGTCATCGTGTTTAGTGCCACCGACAAAAGAATCTTTAACAATGTCAACAGTTGACATATCAGGTTCTACAAGTTGGAACAATTGGTTAAGTCCTTTGAGTGAGCATGGAACAGCGGGACCAATATCGTATTTAACATAAAAAATATAAGGACCAACACCCCCGATTGATTCAAGTACACACTCAACACCACCACCATCAATTAACTTATCACCAACTTTATATTTATGGTGTTGTTCAGGTTCTACAAGTTGGAACAATTGGTTAAGTTCTTTGAGTGTATATTGCAATTTATCACCGGTAGCATACAGAACGTTAAACTTATATTTAACTGTTGTATCTATTGATTTAAGTATGCACACAACACCAGAACTGTCGATTAATTTATCACCAACTTTATAGCTCACTGATTACCACCTTTTTAGTTTTGTTATAAAATTTAGTTAACACTGCACCGATCAAGCTATTTCTCGAATATAAAACTGTATAATTAAAATCACTCCGGGCAGCTTTACGTGCAACCTTTTCACAATCAGTAATAATAACAGTAAGACCTTCACTAATCATCCACTCTTTATCAGGTAAGGCGTCAACTGTAGGTACATACATATAAATAGGTTTACCTCGACCTACAAAATAACCCATTTCCCAACTACAGTCTTTACCGTAAGGTGCAATAGTCACGCATATATCAGCACTATTCATACCCTCAATATCAAGATTATAAATTTCTACAGGGTCCTTGATACTCCGTAACTCAGCTTCCTTTTTATGGGGAGCGAACACTTGAAAGAACGGACTCAATAAATCACATATTTCGTTATTCGTTTTATGTGCATCATTTGAAACTCTTGCACATAGATATACCTTTGGTTTATTCATATATAACCCCCTCAGATACTAATTCTTGAAGTTTCGACGTTGAATCTCGAAAATCACATTTTAATATTATACCAACCACACAGGCAGCCCACATTTCATCAGTTCTACCGTAACAATATTTCAATACTTCAATTTCAGAACCCGTCATTATCATCCTCCTGTTTTTGTTTCTTAGCTATTTTATAAGTTTGAGTTGTTTCATTGTATGATAGTTTAACATCGTTAAACCTAACGCCCCCACGTTGACTTGTTGTGATGTATCTAAATTTACCACACACATCAAACGTAATTGCATTATCAACCGCACCATGTATTGCATTAGAACCCATAATTGATTTAGTGCCGCCCTCAGGACTTTTATTTTGGTGGTGAATTAATGTAATATGACAACCCGATTCCCGTGCAACATCACGCAACAAACTCAACATTTTATTTATTGAGTCATAGTTATTCAAATCATCAGGGTTTAAAAATAATGCCATTGTATCAATAATCAATAACGATACATCATTTGTAATTAACGCATTTTTTAACCCGTCCATATCAGCACTACAATGACCGTAGTGTACATAGATCGGATCGTCCATTGATACCTTTTGTGCTATAAATTGGTCCTTAACTAGGGAAGCTTGCTCTTCTAGAGCTAAGTAATAGACAGTTCCAGCCTTTACTTTACGGTCTAAAAAAGAATTACCCTGTGCGATAGAAATTGCAGCTTGACGTGTGATGGTGGACTTACCTGATTTGGGTTGACCTGCAAACAAAGAGAACCCACCAACCGTTAACATCCCATCAATCAACCAGTCAGTTTTTATTGATTCGTCGGTTAACGTTTCTTTTATATGTGTAAAATTAAATGGGATAATTCCGGATGATTCAACGTCGCGTTTATCATACTTTACATCCCTAGAATAGGCGTTTGTAATTGCCTCAATATCCTTTTCATTCAGGTAATCAGTACCCCAATTACCTGTAGATGTAATCATGTTTGAAACCATAGTTTTAACGTAATCAATATCGTAACCCTGTTCGTTACAATCGACAGCCGCCTTGAATAATGCGCCGTTCCGTTCACCGGCATCAGCACCTTGACAGAAAAATTTCATAGTGTTGTATGATAGTTTACCAACAATACCATCACTGCTGTCAGATAAAACATCATCTATTTCATCAGGTAAGGTGACTGTAGGTTCAATATAATCAGGTATATCAACGTATTTACCTTCCTTTTGAATCTGTATGACTTCATTGGAAGGGAACCAGTACCTAGATTCATCCTTACACATAGGATCTACTTCGGGGTACAACTCTTTGAGTGAATACCACGCCCGCCTAAATTCTTGTGCATCAGTAACATCATTTTCAAAAAACAACACAACACGAAACCGATCGACAGTTAACCCGTTCTTTTCTATTTGATGTGACCGGGTGGTTGCTATGATATGTTTGTAATCTTGGAACTTGACCTTAGCATCCTCTAGATTTAGAATCTCACCAGCTTTATCGTTATCTATATCAAGACCGATACAGCGCATAGATTTGAAGTTGGACATTTTTCTGTAGTTATTTTCATATGTAGAAAAGGAATATGCTTTAATCTTTTTACTGCACATAATTTTAACCAACATATTGAAGTTCTTAACCTCAACAGGTTTAAAGTTAACATTATCATGTGCAACTGATATAAACATGAATCCCCATTATGTTAATAAAAACGGTCGGCGACCAACTCACAACGTTTGCCTGCATGTGACTCAAGTGTAAACCAGACCAAAGTCTAGCCGACTAGCGTCAAATTAAAATTCATCATCACCATTATCAACAGGTGCAGGTTTACCTTTACTAGCTGGTTTGGATGCAGGCTTACCCTTACTTACAGGCTTACCTTTACTAGCTGGTGCAGGCTTACCTTTACTAGCTGGTGCAGGCTTACTAACCTGAGTTTTAGTCTTACCACTAATTGCATTACCATCATCCTCACCCGGACTAATTCCAACTATTGCAGAGAACCCACAACGGCGCCCATATGTGGTAGCAGACACATACATTTGAGGGTCATTTTTAGTTGGTCGAATCGAAATTGTTCCTTTAATAAATTGACCAGAACTATGTGCGAGTATTGTTGTCAAAACAACATCACCTTTACCGCAAACAGAGTGGGTTTGAATAACTGCCAACTCATTCTTGGATAATGCTTCCCGTGCTGCATCCCAACATGACGCTAGGTCCGCGTAATTAGATTTATAAAATGGGTTGGTGCTGTCCTTGTGGGCATTACCAATCTCACCCTGTGCTTTAGATAAAGCTAAGGCCAACTTACCTATCGACTCACTCATGACAACAGGTTCACTCGACACTAATACAGGTAACTCAGGGTTACTAACTTCCTTTGAATCACTCATTATTTTTTATCCTTTCGTGGTTTCTTTTTTTTCATTTTCTTAGCACTACCATTATGACAGTAATCTTTATATGGGCACGGTTTGCCGAATTGGTTCGGACAGGATTCAAGATTCAAAGGAAATGCTTCAAGATGAACCGCTTTTTCTACACTAGTAATTGATCTTAATACAACATCCTGTAACTTCTCGTTTACATCACCAACCCGAATATCAATATCAATTTCAGGTGTAATCATAATATCCCAAGCACCGTCACACCTTTTTTTCGGTGTAGGTTCATTAGGACAGGTTTTATGTCTGAGACCGTTACCATTGAACCCGCAAACACTACAGGTTTTTTCTGTATTTTTCATAACGTTTTTACCAAGTACAATATATGCTATTTGCTTGTTGTTAGCTTCATAATCATAAAGTAACAGTTGGGGGGCATATTCTATGTTGTTATTTCGATTCATATTTGAAGCTGTTTTATGGTCCGCTGTAACTCTACCGAACCCCTTTAGTTCAAGTTCAATATCAATGAACCCGGACCGGTTCTCAGTTTCACGCTGAACTGAAATGACCTTTTCAATTCTAGGAAGGACCTTTTCAACATAAGCATCAATCATCATGATACCCTTTTGTTTCAGGCTTAGAGTTGAAACACACGAAATGAATAATTGCTGATTTTTAGTAATCACTGAATAATCTTTTTTATTCTCTATGATTTTTTTAAACAGCATAGTGTGAAGGACCTCAATATCTAACGTTCCGTCATAATCTAATTCAGCTAGATAATCCAAACCAATCTGTGCTTGCTTCTCCGTGATAATATCAAAATCAAAATCTGCCTTAAAAAAGTAATGTTCCGTAGACTTGAACATACACTTGATTGACGTCTTGAACATTGTCTTAGCGCCTTCAATATCAAGTTCACCATCTCGGAAGGTCTCAAGTAAATAATTCAACGCTTCGTCAATACCAACACCAAAAACTAAAGCTGATGATTTTTGTAACTCCTCGTAATTCAGCTTACGTTCTATGAAGTATTTCATGGGACAGGTTAGATATGTATTCCACGCTGAATAGGATATTTTCTTAATTTCATCAGACATAATTTAAACCTTTCTCTTTCTTAAAATATTCATAGCGTCAACACAATATTTAATTTGGAAAACACAATCATCTAAGGCGTCATGATGAATACCTTCCCGTTTGTAATCTTGCACCTTGATGTTGGATAAATCGACCAATGTCCTAATATCACAGGCAGACCTATAATGCATTGGTGAAACATCGCAACGTTTCATTGCATTATTCAAGATAACAAAATCAAATGTTGCATGTGACCAGATGATATAATCGTCCCCTATAAAGTCCAGAAACTTACATAACGCCTGAACCATAGACACATTAGGTTGTTCGGTAATTGACTCTTGTGCATCACAAATTTGATTCAACCACCATCGAACAGTTTCACCATCAACAATACCGCCAGATTTAATTGATGAATCTAAGTCGATATTAACCTTAAACGCTCGACCAACAACACCAGTTTCCCTATCAAAAAATGCAGCACCAATTTGAATAATTGCAGCATTAGGACCGACACCCATGGTTTCTAAATCTATCATTATATCTTTCATACATACCCCTTTAAAATAGTTTAGTCCGTTCAGACATAATAATATAACCAAATGTTCTTTTTACTTTATGTGAGTCAATAGATGATTCTAAATTCTGCTTATAGGCCTGTAGAATTACATATTTAATTTTCAACCTATCCAGTATATTTTCCCAACTCTCAATAACATTCATATCATCATTCAAAATCGTAAACTGATATTTAATTTTTAACCTGCCATTGATACCAACAACAGTACTCAATGGAATATTCCACGTACCATCAATAATTTCATACAATACCCGATCGGGTAAACGTGCCATTATGCAGGTTTCCTTTTTACAGTAACAATTGCTGTATATCTTTCATATTCAGACTCTTTTGATAACACGGAATATTGAATATCATGTAAATCTGAATGCCCCCTACAATCACATAGATAGAAATTGATCCGTTTCGCCAATTCTATAATAGTGTGACCACTAAAACCTTTAACAATAAACATAATTCACACCTTCCAAGAACCATCAACAATTAACCTCAATTGTTTCTGTCCATATTTATAAATAACACCGTTACAAGCTAACCAAGTTGTAGGTCCGTTATTATACCCGTGCCGCTTCATACTCAAGTGACCTACAGTAAAAATGTCCTTGAATATTCCAGGGGAATGAGAATGTGCTGTCATGGCGTTCTGATAGATTTTATGAAACTGTTGTTTAGAACCCCTTGAACCATTCAAACCAACATGACCATGTACTGCAACATTGACACCTTGAACAAAATAATCATCATTGTCAGTCAACCAAGTACACTTTAAATTAGGATCTAGATATGACTGAAACGGCATGACACCATCAAACATCTGAACAATACATCGATGTGCAAACTCATAATTGACAGGATCTTTTAGGTATCGACCTTCGTTTAAATATTGGGTTAGGTGGTTGTGATGATTGGACGCAACAATAATCATTTCACAATCTTTAGGAATGTCACTCACAATTTTATCAAAAACAGACTTGCAGTATTTAAGTTCACCCTCTAATGTTTGGAAGTGTTTACCCTTACTGCCGGTTCTAATTTGTGCTTTAGTAAAATGCCGACCTTCGATGTGATGTGAAATTGAAGTCCCGTCAAACATATCATCAAACGTAATTCTTTTAGGCTTGAACACCTTAATCATTTCGGCGGTTGCCGCAAGAGAATAAGTAGACTCTTGACCTATGTGTAAATCGCCAGTTCTTAACAACTCGGCACGTTCTTTTTGTACCTTACCATCGGGAAAATACCGAGTGTCTAGATTACAAAATGAACCATCAGGGGAACATATACGAATTTGGGTTAAGTGAAAAATGGGTCCGTCAATATCTACAATCAACCCCCCGATGATATGGGTGTCCTTGGCCAACCTACCTATTCTATTGTTCAGGTATGCCGGTTTAGTAATGCAACCGGTTGAGTGAATCAACCTAGGGTGTGTATCATTACCTGTTGCCAACACTTCCATATCTTGCTTAGAGTGTGCAAACAGGATGGACGTTTTGTATTTTTTCCAATAGCTAGATTTTTTACCATGTACAGATTGCATACCTGTTAACGGGTTTGCCTGTTGAGGATTCAACTGCATATCTAGCGCCTTTAGATGTTCGTTAAAGGTGAACTCGGTGGCGAAATTCTTAAGGTACTTTTTAAGTAAAGGATCGAAATGTTGAGGTTGAGAATGTAGTGCCCGAACATGCGCCCTCATGGGAAGGATAATCAACTCGGCATTATTCCGTTTACAATAATTTTGGATAGATTTGAATGCAGGTACATCAAGGTTCGAACCTTCGATATATTCACCACGTTCTAGCTTGGCAATGTCACGCCGGTTCATATCTAGGTGTGTAGTTGGTGACGCTGCTGTAATAAAAAACCTACCCTTTTTTAATTTCTTGTTCTTGATCAAATCGCCAAGCGCAGCGTTAGTAAAATCTTCGTGCTTATGCGGTTCAAGTTTAATTGTGGATATATCAGTTTTCTGATATTTAGTTTTGATTGCAGACAAAACTTGAGAGGTTTTAAATTTACGATTGAAATTACGTGTGATTTGTTCCCAACCAACACCGTTGACTTTTTGTTGAACAATATATCGGATGTGCTTAGTTGAGTATTTCATCGTATCCCCTTTAAAAGATTAAAAAAAAATCCCACAGTCTTTTTAGATCTTTACTCGATAGACCTATTACCTCTAATCGCCGCGCCTAACACATATATCAACAGGATATTTGCAACTTTCACATTACCGGCATGTGGGCACCGGGTACTAACAGACACTACTCTGTAATTCTAAAAATCACTCTCACCATCACCACTAGATTGTGGAGGTAAAGACAACTCAAATTTCAAATTTTCAGGAGGATTAACTACACCCTCACGGCCTTGATACGGTTCAGGTTTTTTCATCGTAAACATTACAGACGAATAACCTTTATCATTTGTCTGAGGAATTAAAGTAACCTCCTCAACAACAAACCCGTCTTTAGTTTTACGTTGCAGTTTCAACGTGACAGGTTCAGCTAAGGGGAGTGACATAAAATTCCCACTGTTGTCTTTTTTACGCCATATTTTGGCTATGTTATTTACCCAACTGGATTGACTATCGGACATAATGACTTCCTTTCTATGTTAATATTTACATTTTCATCTGTTAAACTATACATTTTTCTAAGTCTATATAGGGCATGGTCAAGCGCACCTAAATTGATACAATGGACAATACCGCCAACTTGTTTATGTTTATCAAAAACTGTAATCTTAATCGTACCGGCAGCGGTTAACCTAACTTCACAGCGGTAAATGACTTTAAAATCTATACCCTCTAAAAATGCCATTAAATACCCCTTGGTAATTTTCTATTCATTGCCCGGTAATCATCCTCTAGTTGATCCTTTTCTTTTTGAAGTTTCAAACGGTCATCAATGAAATGACTAGTGTCGGCAACAGTGTCACCATGAACCATTCTAAGACGATGAATTGATACATTAACCCTACCTATTTCAACTTCCAACTCTGTCAGTCTTGATTGCATTTTATACTTATCCAATTTGAACCTCCTCACCTTTAATTGTGTGGGGTTTAATTTGAATAGACATAACAACAAAGAAGTTACCGTCAACTTGAATCAACGTTGAGGAGTCAATAAATATGACCTCAGCTTCAATCGAACGTTTTGGAATTTCTAGAATATCTGCACATTCTTTATATGTAATAGTGTCCCCAACTAAGACACTAGAATTAACGTGACATAAATCGAATGTTTTATCCTCAATCGCTATAGATCGGAATGTTGCAGAATCTTTATATTTAACATGTGTATTAGTCACTTTGTTGCCCCTTCGTTACCCCTGTATATTAATGTAACCGTATCGTAAATATTTGTCAATAGAAAAGTTGATTTATTAAAACATGTATCATTTTAGTACTGTATGTAAACCCCTAATTGGATCTTTCCCAATTTGATAATAAATATGAAGCATTCAGTATCCAACCCCAAACAAAACACGACACCAAACGCATCAGCTAGTAAACATTCGTTAGTAATGCTCATACTATTAAAAAAATCTAAAACTTTAGTCTTTAAATTACTCATGACTTACCCCTTAGTAAAAGTTGTTTAATTTCTGCTAATTCACATTTACACTTAAGAAGCGATTTATACTCACCCATACCAAGCAACATTCTATGTTCAATATCTGAATGTAACGTTACAAGTTTATTTTCAGGAGTATTGATAAATGATGAACTAACACCAGTTATAAAATATGAACAATCCCTTCCAATAATTTCAATTCTGGTTTTATCTGAAAATTCTTTTAAAAATTCAATTAAATCACCAACAGTAAATGTACCCATTAATTACCCCTTTAAAATGTTGTTATAAGTTCCCAATCGTCACTCATGTATTCAGTTTCTATTGATCTAAACATAGTACTAGTAAAATATATCAATGACCTTTTATTGGCTACACCTAACCAATTCCGTTTGGCATTGTAATACACATTCATTGTAGTGTACTCTTCTTACACCAATTACTATGCTGCCCTTGGTTGCCTGTGGCATCCTCACCACAACTACAGGTAAGTGTAGTTTCTTGAAATTCCTTTTCTGTGGGTGATCCTATACAATACTTCAAAGCATCATTTAGATGTTCCAGATCAACACTCATGTTGTCGGGTAATTTTATATTACCACCACCACCACCTGAACCGAATGTACCTCTGTCGGGGACGTAAGGTCTGAATTCAACCTTAAGTTCAGGTACAACCAATTCCATTTCATCAGGGTCAAGATATATAACATCACCGCCAGAGGTGCATTGATATATGCGTGGATTTATTATCTCTACAATTTCTAGTATCCCCTTAAAGTAATTAGATCTAGCACCTATACATTTTACCTTATCCCCAACTTTAAACATCCTACACCCCCACCATTACAGATTTAACAATTTCGAGTTGTTCGTTTTGTCTACTTATGTTACATCTTGCAACAAAAACTATACACGCAACAACCTCACTTGCGATTCGTTTTGTTAAATGTGATGTTATTAGATATGCATACACATCAACATACATACTACAGCTATATCTATCATGTGCAATGTGATAGGTGTTATTGCGTATACCGTAATATATTGAACGGTCATCTCGATACTGTAATGATTCACTTTTACGGTAATTAATCAAACTATATAAACCACCCTCAACAATTGAAGCTTGTAAATTAAGAAATTCTTTAAGTTCGATCTTATCACTTTTACCAACAGCAATATCTGCACATATTAATGCAAACAACCTTTGTTCAGGTTGGATACCGCTAATTCTTTGAGAAAACACCCACAATTTATCAGCGGTGGTGATGTGTTCTAACTCTAAGAACTCAGACCATGTACCAGACCAATCCTTGTAGTGATTAATGTAATTAACTAACCGACACTTACAAGGATGTAACGACAAAATAAACCATCTATCAATCAACATACAAACCCCTTTATGCAGTTAAACTAATTTGAAAATTAAATTTTTGTTCTTAAGTTGTTCGTGACTAACCTTTTTAACACGTACACAGATTTTTTTATTTGTTTCTTTTCGAACACAATACTTGAAGGAAACATCCCCGGCTTTCAAAATGTCTAGAATGTCACGGATTTGTTGAAATTTGATATTCGACTTTTTGATAATTTGTTTGTTACTAAAAAGTAGATATATAGTAAACATCATAAACCCCCCTGGTATATTACTTTTCGGTAACATAATTCAAAACTTTAGCAGAATTTTAGATGTTATCAATTTGAGACAAAAAAAAACCCCCAACACTATCGAAGGGGGTGGTTGCCAAAGAATTGTAAGGGGATAGGGGGTTAACAATCTCTGGCTACATTAAATGTACCTGTTTGTTGTACACACGTCAAACATTGTGGTAATATTATTCCTGTGTGTGAGAGGGGTTAGTCGCCTACAGGGCACGTAAAAATGAACCTGATAACGAAAAGACTGCCGGCGGCTGTTGCCTTAAACAGCGTTTCTACAGAACCCAAACATAATCGGGGTTCCAACAGGTAGGATTCAAGACTGCTGCAAACAAAACCTTTGGCCAGGTACTCCTGCTTAGAACAGGTTGCAGGACGTGAGAAGCTGTAATTTTTACAGTGAGTAACTTTTTTAAACTTTCAAGTTTATAAGAGATAACATATACTTACGTTTAAATTTTGGTCCTAATTACTGAGAGGCGCATCAAGCGCCGATACTCAGTTCAAACTTTTAATACCTAGAATCGGTATCGTAGATACATTCCAGACTGGACGCCCTTGAGGTTTCTGTCAGTTACTACGGAATATCCCACCGAAACCGTACCTAGGATTCTTCTATCAAGTGAGAGGATATACTTAGAATTCAACTTCCCCACTGAGACAGACCAATCAAGTTTCTTTTTAATACTTACCTTTTTTGTACGGGCATCTACTTTTTTATTCTCAGATGTATCAGATTGATACACTATGGTAGTTGTTTTTTCCCCACTAGGAAGTTCCTTAATTACAGTTCTCATCTTTATTTTCTCTACTGTCTCAACTTGAGTCACAATCTTAGTTTCGGTTACAATTTTCTCGGGTGCATTCATATATCCAATACCAATTCCCACCAAAAATATCACAACAACCATCATTATCCTTTTTATTTGACTTTTCATTTTTTAGCCCTCTCTGCATTAGTTTTATTTACATGACACGGTTTGCATAACAGTTGCCTACCCTCGACGGGGGTACAAATTAAATTATCTATGTATGTTGTCCAATCTAAATCAACCAACCCCTTCATTGATATGTTGGGGAATATGTGGTCTACATCTATATCCTTGGCAACAAAACTACCCCGACAATGAACACACTCATACATGTTCAAATATTTAGGTTTACCGTTTTTGAAATTACCAACACACACTCTATTGAGACCTGCTTTAAGTGTGGCTTTTCGAATGTCCCCCCACATATCCAATTTTCTAAGATTATTCAAAATGCTACTTTTGATTTTACTTGTCATTAGTTTTTCATCCCCGTGAGTTGTTGAACCACATTCCGAATATATGTCATAGATAAGTTAGGGCAGGTCTTGCGTACTCCCGGTAGCTCACAATGACCAACCACATTGTCAATAGGAATATCGTACTTTATGACAATTTCGGCAATTTTGGCTGTAAGAGAATCCAACTGTTGATGCAGACATGAATTGAGACCAACCCAACAAATGCCGATTGACTTTGAATTATAGCCATATGCGTGAGCGCCGGCAATATCCTCTACTCTCCCCTGTTGTACTTCACCCTGTTTGGTCACAATCCAGTGATACCCCACATCTGACCAACCCCGCTGTTTATGCCACATTCTCACTTCGTCAACCCCAATATGGTCAGCAGAATCAGGGGAAGCTGTACAGTGGACTACAACCATGTTAATTACTCTCATATTCGCTCCTTGTTTGATTTTTATCCCAATATGAGATAATGTATCATAAATAGAGAACAGTGTCTTGTAGGCACCCTCAACCCCATACAGTAAGGTTTACTCGAAATGGCAGAACAGAAATTATCACCAGCACAGCAGATCCACATTGTCACTGAATTACGAGAATTGACACTACAGGGGTACAGATCCAAAGATTTGAATGTGTGGGCTCAAGAGAAATACGGAATAGGTCGAGGTCAAGTTGGTAGATATCTCAAAAAGGTAACCGAAGGTTTCCTCCAAATAGATAAAAAGGTCAAAGGGGAGTTAAGAGCTAAGTACAGAGAAAGATTAGAGAAAATGTACAATAATGCTCTTTTAGTTCAAAAAGATACCACATTGGCCCTCAATATACAAAAGGAACTCAACAAGCTAATCGAAGGTGGGGAAGCTGAGACCACCATGCCTGATATCAACGTGATATTCAAGTACGAGGGTGATTCGAGTGACTAAAAAGGAATTGGAAGTCCTTAGTGTTATCAATAACTTAAAGAAGAACGTTTCTAGAGTACATTACCAAATCGAACGTATCGAAGTACAACCCGATGTGTTCCTACCTGAGAGTGACCGATTGATGGTACAGGCTCTTAGAGAAGAAATAGAACTCATCAACTTTGAGATTGGGATATTCAAAATTGGACTTAAGAAGAAACCAGTTAAGAAAACTAAAAAGAAAGTGAAGGGGAGTAAATGGAATACTTAGACACAATTTTTTATATTACATTAATTGTAATCGGTGGGGCATTCGGATACTTTGCAGGATTCAGGTATTAATATGGAATACATAGTAAATGGAGTTTGCTTAGCAGTTGTGTTTACCTTAATAATTCCAGTACTTTGGGACTTGGTGTTCTCATGGAAATGATTATAGGAATTTTACTTTTTATTATCTGGTTAGCACCTGTTATCCAATTAGGGCGTGTAATAGAAAAAAACGGAAATTGGGATTTATACGATGATTGATAGGGAACTCTCATTATCAAAACCTCAAATGGACTTTTTGGCAATTGATACAAAATTTGGGTTATTCCGTGGTGGGCTTGGTTCTGGTAAAACACATGCTGGTGCAGCACACGTAATTCACATGGTCCTTAAGTATCCAAAGGCATTAGGTCTAATCACAGCACCCTCATACAAACAGTTGAATGATGCTACCCTCCCCACCCTTTTCAGGTTGCTTGAAGAATTGGGAATCCCTTTCAGGTATCTCGGTGGTGCCAAGGCACAATTGAAAATTGGTAATACGATAGTTCACTGCCGGTCGGTTAAGAATTATGAGGATCTACGTGGTCCTGAATATGGGTGGTGTTATGCAGACGAGGCATCCCTTTATAAATGGGAAGCTATCCAAGTAATCATAGGCCGGCTACGAGACAAGCACGGTCCAAGAACACTCAGATGTACCACAACTCCAAGAGGTTTCAATTGGATGCATGACTTCTTTGAAGAGAACAAAGACGAAACAAAACAGACAGTTACGGCAACTAGTATGGACAACAGGCATTTACCAGATGATTACATTCGTACACTGGAAGCACAATATGATGATAAGTTCTTAGCACAGGAACGTGATGGTGAATACATAAACATTTTTGCAGGACAGGTGTATCATGCTTTCGATCGAGATAAACACGTTAGGGAATTTGACCGTAAGATCTTTAGACATACAACGCGGCGAATCGGTTGCGATTTTAATGTATCACCTATTACTGCTGTTCAGGGTTGGATACATGGCAACAAGATTTTCATCGGTGGTGAGACTTGGAAAAAAGATTCTAATACGTATGAATTGGCAGATATGTTGTATGAACAGTTCGGTACTCACAAGACCACACTACACCCCGACTCTACAGGTAAGGGTAGAAAAACATCAGCAGTTTCGACAGACCATCAAATACTTAAAGACAAAGGGTTCATCCTCAAGATCAAAACGAACCCGGCAGTCAAAGATAGGTACAACTGCATCAATGGGTTGCTAGCCCATAACAGGTTGATCATTCATCCGTCATGTAAGAAGTTGATTGCAGACTTAGAGAAGTTCACACATGACAACACGGATGATATGTTGTCACACATGAGTGACTGCTTAGGATACTTAGCTTGGTATCACTTTCCATTAAGAGATATGTATAAAAAATCTAGAACAATTAACATTTAAGGGTGGTAATTATGACAACTCATACAAAATTAAAAATAACTAAGGCGGTTAAGAAAGTTCTAAATAGAATTAAGGTTGCCGTTCCTATAGCTTGCATGTTGGCGTATAGGATTCTAATATTTTATGTGTTGGTTGATATTGCTTTCAGTGTTAATTACATTGCTGGTGTCATGAGTAGAAATGCATTGTTCTAAAGATTTGTCTCAGGAGGATATGGACAATGTGTTGGCAACGTTAGTCGATGTGTTGAGTCTGTTGGGTTGGGTGGTTGAAGAACCTAAGGCAGGTGTGACTGATGGGTTGTTGATTGGTACACCTGAATTTATTGAGGCGTGGAATGATTTATTAAAGAAAAGGAAAGGTGAGATACAATGATTAAAACTGAGGATCTAGAAACTATCGTCCAGTATGCTGAAAGTATTCAGATTAATAATACTGTCACACACAGTAATCTGTTGGATGTGTACGAAGGTAATCTCAAGGAACACATTGAAGCGTCGATGAGTATCGAATTTAATCCTAATGCATTTCAAGCTGCTAGACAAAGAATCATCCCTATCAATGTTTTGAAGCGTACCACTGATAAGCTTGCTAAGGTGTACAGTCAAGGGGTTGAACGGAGTAGTGCAGATGATACCGATAACAATTTAGTAACTGAATACGAAACTGTTCTAGATCTCGATAATCTAATGTCTAAGTCTGACAGTATGCTGAACCTCCTTAGGTCATGTGCGTTTGAACCTTATGTTAGGGATGGTAAACCTCAACTTAGGGTGTTGACGCCCGATCAATTTACGGTGTGGTCCGATGATGTGCATGATAAAACTAAACCGACAGTGTTCATCAAGTTTATGGGTTCAAAGACTACATCCGAAATTGTCGATGAAAATACAATCGAGACTCGGGTTAACATTTATGTGTTGTATGATAAAGACGAATTTATTACTATTCATTCTGATATGCATATCGTTAATAGAAAACTCCACGATTTTAACCGAATCCCATTTACTTATATGAACTTGAGTATATCTAAATTGGTCCCTAAGCCTGATGAGGATTCATACGCGGTTGCTATTTTAATTCCTAAGTTGTTGTCTGATTTAAACTATGCTTCTAAGTATTTGTCACATGGTATCAGGTACGGAATCGACGTTGACATTAGCAATCTAGAGGGTAACCCTGATGCATTTTGGTCAGTTAAATCTATGGAGACTGAAAACGCTAAGCCTGAAATTGGAGTGTTAGCTCCTTCCGTTGACATTGATAAAGTAATCAACTTGACAAAAGAAGAGTTAATAATGTACCTTGAATCTCGGTCCTTAAAAGTCGACGGTTCGGGAAAGGTTCAGGCTAGCGGGTTTGCCAAGCTGATTGACAGTGCCGATGTTACGGATGTACGTAAAGAGAATATGAAACTATTCAAGTCAGCAGAACAGGATTTATGGTTACTCATTTCAATAATGCATAATATATGGGTGGCGAATGAGGAACTAGACTCCCCCGAACTATCAGGTAGTTTTAGTAAAGATTTTGAAATTTCAATCAAGTACGGTGATATGACTCCAATTGTTGATCCGGGTGAGAAAAGGGATAACCTTCAATTCAAAATAGATAATAAGCTCACAACTAGGGAACGTGCTATCAGGGAAGCTAATCCAGACTTAACAACAAGTGAACAAGATATATTGATCGAGGAGTTGGCAGTTGAAGCAAAAAAAGATGAGTCCAATAATGAAAATGACAAAGATTCAAGTGTTGGGAGTGGGGTACAAGATCCAGATAACGAAGGATCTAAAGGGTGATGATGGTGGCAGGATTCACGGTTGGTGTGATGTGCATACAAAGGTTATCTCTATTGATAGCTTGGATACTGGTGATGTTTTTGTCAGTACTCTTATTCACGAAATTAACCACGCTGTACTGCACGAGTCGGGTGTCGGTCAAACGTCCTTACATAGTGATGTTGAAGAAATAATTGTTGAACAAATAGCTAAAGTAATAACTCAGGCATTTTGCCTACAACCAAAAGGAAAAATAACATGAGTAAAAAGAATAAAACAATGACTGCCGATGAGATTGGATTGCCAAGTGAGGATAACCAGAGGGAACTTGATATGCAGGGTGAAGTTGGTTCCGATCCAGTTGAGGTTAAAGAAAAATCAACTGCTGAGGTTGAGATTGATAAACGTGTTGCTGAGTTAGAAGCTGAACTGTTGCAGGCTAAATTATCTAATAAGGTTGATGTTGAACTAATGGAACGTATTGCACATCTAGAGGGTATGATTGGTAATAAGAAAACTCAAGAGCAATTGTATATTGAACGCTGTGCTAAGTATGATAAAAATGTAGCTGCCCGTAAAGCCAAGGATGCTAAACGTGATGCGTTACTATCGGACTTGGATAAAGAGTAATGGCAGAACCTCAACTCAAACGTAGATTAACAATACCTAGGGAATTTGATTCCAATGAAAGGCAGCTTGTGGGCAGACTTGTAATTAGTTTTATCCAAGACAGAACTGCCAAGGGTAAGGATATTAATAATGCATCCTTTAAACCCTACTCGGATGACTATAAGGATTCGGTAGACTTTGACATTGCAGGTAAGACTAATAGAGTTAACCTGTCACAGTCGGGTGATACAATCGCGTCCATTGAGGTATTGAGTCACGGAACTGGTTTTGTAACTATCGGTTATGAAGCTGGTTCGTTTGAGAATGATAAAGCTGTATGGTTGCAGCGTAGTGACAACGGAGCATCTAGGAAGTTCTTAGGTTTAACTGATGCCGATCTTGATTCTATAATTCTCAAGGTTGATAAGCAGAGAGGTCCTTCCAATGAGGATCGGATTCGTCAATCAATTGCAGATGCCATAGTGCAAAACATATTAGCTAAGTTGGGTATCTAATGGGAAAGTTTACGGACATTGATCAAATTATAAGACTTGGGTTGAGGAAAATGTCATCTAAGGAGTCAATGAAAATACTCGGTGATGATTCACGTAAGCTGATTAAACGTAGGACTCGGTTAGGTGGTGGTGTTGAACGTTCTTTAGGACCACGGACTAAGCTTGATAAGTTATCAACTAAGTATAAAAAGCAACGTAAGAAAATGAAGGGGTTAAGTTCATTTACCCGCCCTAGTAAATCTAACCTTACGTTGACTAGTGATATGTTGGACCACATTGGAGTTAACGCTAGACGTGCTGGTGTGTCTTTGAAGTTTACAAAGAAGTTCGCTAAGGATAAAGCCAAGTGGGTTCAGGATGCTGGTCGAAACTTCTTTCATCTTAGTAAACCTGAGTTCAAACAGTTAAGAATTAAGTTAGAAAAAAGAGTACAGAAATTTTTAAACAAACTAAAATAGGAGGGTCATAGTATGACACCAGAAGAGATTGAAGCAAAAAGACTACAAGACGAAGCTGCTGCAAAAAAGGCTAATGAAAAGACACATTCCGATAAAGCATTCAGGCAAGTGTCGGATGATATGCACAAATACAAATCAGGTATGGCAGAACTTCAAGCCAAACTTGACCAACAGGGTCTTGATCGTGAGGATGCCGAACGTAAGTCCCGTGAAAGTAAAGAAGAGTACAAAAGTTTGTACGAAGAGTCACAATCGGAAGTGAAAGGGTTGCGTTCAGACATTGAAGAAAAAAATAATTCTTTTATAAAAGCTCAAAAGTTATCAGCAGTTAAGGATAAATTGGGTGGGTTTAAGAAAGAGGTCTATAATAAATTCATTGACACTAGTCGGGTAATTATTGATAATGATGGTCAAGTTGATTTATCAACCGTGGATAATGAAGTTGCACGTTTAAAAAAAGAATATCCAGAACTAATCAAGGTCAAGCAATCTAGTAGACTGCCAAACGAACAACCCGAGTCGGGTGACGTTAATCCAAAACCAGTTCAAAAAATGACTGTCGATGAGAGAAATGATCTCAGACGTCAATTAATTGAAGCTAAAATGAAAACCACCTAACCAAGGATTATAAATGGCATTAAATGCAGCGGGTGTTGCTAACGTTTCGGAAGCACAAATAGCCCAACAAATAGTACAAGATTTTCTCACAGATGAGGCGGTAATAATTACATCAATTATGAATCTAACATCCCAAGTTAGACCGGGTGCCAAATCTGTAGGTATTCCTAAGATTGCAGGACTTTCTGCCCTTGATGTTAAAGAGGATGGTAATGATCAATCGGCTGGTGGAATGACGGTTGACGCTGATGTTTTACTACTTAATCAGTTTCGTGAGGTTCCCGACTACATCCTTGAGACAGGTGACCTACAATCAACTGTAGATCTTAAAAATGCATTCTTCGATGCTGCACCCCGAGTGTTTGCTGAGGATATGGAGGCTAAGCTATACACTGAAATGTTCTCTGGTGCATCTACCTCCTCCCCTGACCATTTACTTCAAATGTCTGGTACGGCAAACATAATTCCTACACTCGCTGATATCCGATTAGCTTCCGAGTTGTTGGATGTTCAAAAGGTTCCTAGTGGTGATAGATTTATGGTTGTAACACCTAAAATCAAAACAGCCCTTTTAAGTATCGATGACATTGCAGACGCCTCTAAGTCTGGTGTTGCTTCACCAAACGTAACCGGGCAGTTCTCTGAGATTTATGGTATTAAGCTGTTGGTATCTAATCAGGTGACTGCTGATACTTGCCTTGTTTACCATAAAAGTTCTGCTGCATATGCTTGGCAGAAAACACTTAGAGTCATTGATCAAGTTGATGAACCTAAGGCACAGACATTCGTTTCTGTTCGAGGCTTTTGGGGTAGGAAAACCCTTGATGCTGGTAAAAGAATGGTTGCATTTTCAGCTACTGGATCTTAATCCCTTTCCTAGCCCTTTGTATGACTTAATTTTGTTGTACTTAGGGCATTACTTTTTGAGGAGCGTATCTTGTTAAACCCCAATTCCCAATTAACAGTATTGATTGACAACTCGGGGTTTACTGATATCTCTGTAGATATGCAGGACTTCACCCGTGATAGTGTAATTTTTGATTTGAGTTCTGCTATTTTGTATGTAGGTTTCTACAAACCGATTAACAAAATCTACATTGACCTAACCTCCCCTAACAGTTTATCCTCTACACTCACAATTCAATATTGGAACGGTTCGGCCTTTGTCGATCTTGATGATGTATTAGATGAAACTAAAACATACTCACGTAATGGGTTTATACAATGGTCTAGGGAACAAACGAATCAGGTAGCTAATACTGTAGACGGTAAGGAATTGTTTTGGTACAAGCTTACAAATAGTTCGGTTGCTACTACTATGGACATTAACGGATTAAATTTATTGTTCGCTGATGATAAGGATCTAGCTGAACGTATTCCAGAAATTAATGATGATGCTCACCTAACAGGTAAGTCATCGCATGTTTTAGCTCATGTATCAGCTAAAAAGAATATCATTCAGGAATTGAGAAATAAAAATTACGGTAAGCGTGATGTTGATGGTGTGTTGCAAGACATTACAATTTGGGATCTGTTAGACATAGATCAAATAAATGCAGCCGCCACATTGAAGGCCTTATCGATTATCTATTTTAATTTCAGTGATGAGCCCAATGATTCATATGAACGGAAGTCTAAATCATTTGAGTCCGGGTATAAGGAGGCTATGAAATTAGCTGTCCTTAATTTAGATTTAGATGATGATGGTTTGAAAGATATAACCGAAAATCACACAGAATTTAAAGGTCATAGGGTTACTCGATGAGTACAATTAACGACCTTAAAAATAGTATTGTAACGCGTGCAGGAATTGTCCTTGGTGCTAGTTACAGTGTTGCGGGTTATGGAATTGATTTTGAAAAGAATAATCAAGCTGCAAGTAAGAAAATTTACGCAGTACTGCCTGAGGATATTACAGATATCACCACAGTGACTAGATCGATTACATATAATCAAACCTTTGTTGTCAAAGTTGGGAACACTTATATCAACACACCGATGAGTGATTCAATTCAACAGCAGGTTGCAATTGATACATTGGAATTGGTTAAGGATATTTATAAGGATGTTGTTGATACTAAATGTGGTTTACCTTCCGTTTGTTTGAACGTAACGGAATTAGATGTTGAACCACCTTTACATGTTGTGGAAAGTAAAATGGTTGTAGTTGAAATGAGTTTTTTGGTAACCTATAGAGAATTAATTTAAGGAGTAATTATGGCTGATATGGTCAAAAATAATACGAAGGTAGCGATTAATGTTGAAGTAACAGAGGGTGTTTATGTTGCACCTACTGCCGGTTCGGACTTCCTATCACCTTTGGCTGATGGTTTAGAATTCAGCCCTTCACAGGAGACTTTAGAACGGAACAACCTGAATTCGTCAATTGGTAAATCAACACCTAGAACCGGAATGAAAAGTGTCACAGGTAGCATCCCTGTTGAAGCTAAAGCTTCCGGTGTGGAGGGTGCTGCACCAGAATACGGTTTGTTGATCGAATCGGCCTTAGGTTCTAAACGTCAAGTTACCACTAGCACTGCTGATGATACAGACTCCACAACCCCACATACCACATCTAGAATTTACTTGTTAGATTCAGATGCAGGTAAGTATAAGGTTGGGGATGTTGCACATGTAAAGGTTTCTGGTGACCATCATGTTTCTGCAATTGATGCAATTAGCGACACTCCTGGTGATGTTTTTATTGATCTATTAGTCCCTGCTGCTAATGCGTTTACTGATGGTGATGTAATTAGTGCCGTAACAACTTACGTACCAGCTAACTCTGGACACCCAACATTCTCAATGACTAAATATATGGAGGATGCCCGAAAGGAAACCGCTGCCGGTTGTCGAGTCATTTCTATGGCCCTAAATAATTTCACAACAGGTCAGTTAGCAGACTTTAGTTTTGGGTTTGAGGGTTTGTCTTGGGATTCTAGTCTAAGCGCATTAGTCATCACACCAGCATTAGATGATGCATTACCTCCTATCGTTTTGAATGCGTGTATTTATCAGGATGGTGTACAGATTCCAATGAATAGTGTTGCCTTTTCGATTGAAAACACTTTAGGTTCTAAAACTTCTACTTGTTCTGAAAATGGGAAAATATCATCTAGAATTACAGAACGGGTTGTGTCAGGGACCATCGATCCTTACAAACAGGATGATAATATTGACAACTTCAATAGGTTCAAAAATAACACCCCGTTTAGTTTGTTTGGGTCTATGTCTATCCCCACTGGAGTTGACGGTGAGGTTCAAGATATCGTAGCATTCTTTATGCCTAACTGTTTAGTTACTGAATATGCGGAAGCTGATCAGGATGGTCTATTACAGGAGACTTTGTCATTTTCTGCCAACCGTGGAACTGATGGAACCAGTGAAGAAATTTATATTTCAATAATCTAACGGGAAAGGGTTTCCAATGTCAGTTGTTTATAGAAAAAGTGATAGGGTTAAAATTCAAGTTGGTGATATAGAAATACACGTTAGCCCTTTAAGTTACCATGAGAAGAGTGAAATACAAGCGTTACTGCTGTCAAAGGATATTGATGGTATGATGAAAGGTGGAGTTCTAGCCCTGCAATATGCTATTAAGAACGTCAAAGGTTTAACGTCACCCGACGGTAGTGAACACCAATTAGAATTCGATGGTGGTAAATTAACCGATGATGCATTAAGTGATTTAATGAATCTTAGTTGTAACTCTAAAATTTCGTCTATATGTATTGCATTGATTAACGGTATCCCTGATGAATTTATTGACGTTGCGACTAATGAAGTTTTAGAGGGTGTTCGGATAATAACAAAGGATTTACCTGAAAAAAAGGACTAACGTATTCGTGGTTTTTTAGTCCGCTCCTAACTTTAGTTTATCGAAAGGTTATGAGAATAAGCGGGTTAACCAATCAGGAATACGTGACGTTGATTGGACATTACAACCAAGTAGGAGACAAGAGTTTGGAAAGTCAATTGATATCTAGAAACTATACTCCGGAAGCTATTAAACGTGTGTTATCCAAACATAAGTCCGCACCTAAAACTAAAGTCCGATCCTTAAACGTTGAATTTCAAACCGACAACCCGTTAAATTTCGAGGGGTTCAGTTATTTCTACACCCTCTACAGGCAGTATTCAAAAAATGGTGTTATGCCGTTTGCTGGTTGTATGAGTGACCAACCCGCTAAGGTGATAGATATATTTGAAGTGTTTGAACAACTTGAGGGTGAAGTTGAAACTAAGCAATTGAAAGAGATAAATAAAAAACGTGGCTAATTTAGACATAGATATAAAACTACTATTAAGCGCTGCTAATAAAAACATGGCAGAGTTGAACGGTCATGCTAAGGTAGCTGACAAACAGTTTAATAAAATCGAGGCAACAACAAGCAACATAAACAAGCAGTTGAAATTATCACAACTTTCAGCAGCTTCATTTGTCGGTAATCTTACAGCAGGTTTAGCTGTAAGGGCGTTGAGTGAAATTTCGGAAGCGGTTGGTGACGTTGTTGTAAATGCGCGTGAATATGAAACCGCATTAATCGGTCTAGGTAAAACTACCAATACCCAAGGTAAAGAATTAGCATCATTGGGTGACGAATTTATACAATTGAGTCGAGATATACCGGTAGCAACAACTGAACTTATCGGGTTAGGTAAAGTTGCTGCACAATTAGGTGTTAAAGGTAGTAAGGACTTAATCAAGTTCACTGACACTATGGCTAGGTTAAAGTCTGCAACCGATATCGCTGGTGAATCGGGTGCAATATCAATGGCCCGTTTACTTAACGTAACATCAACAGGCATTCAGGATGTTGACAAAGTCGGTTCTGCAATTGTTGAATTAGGTAACAATTTTGAAGTTATGGAGGGTGAGCTACTTGATACTGCTACCTCCATAGGTCAATCAACCGCACAATTTAAGTTTGGTGCTGCTGATGTGTTGGCCTTAGGTACTGCATTAAAAAGTTTCGGTGTTGATGCTGCCGTTGCCGGTACAAGTACAGCAACCATTATGCAGAAAATAACATTAGCCGTAACTAACGGCGGTTCTGCCCTTAAGAATTTCGCTGATGCTGCTAACGTATCAACTGATACTTTCGTGGAGGCGTTCAGGGATAAACCAATTGAAGCGTTTAAGTTATTCGCTAAGGGTTTGAATGGTGCTAAGTTATCTGCTGAGGGCATGACGTCAACACTACAGAATTTAGGTCTTGTTGATAAACGTGTTATTAGAACAGTGAACGCTATTGTTACAGGTTACGATAAATATACAGATGCTGTAGAAACTGCAAACCGCGCAATCCAAGATACAACTGCGTTAATGGAGGAGTCGGAAGCTGCGTTTAAATCATCCGAATCTAAGATCCAAAAATTAGATAATGCATGGTTTAATTTGAGCGCATCAGTGGGATTAGTTTTAAAACCTTTCACTGATGGAACTGTAGATAAAGCCACATCATTTATGAACTCGTTTGCTGATGGTCTAAAGGCTTTAGATTTGAAGGGTGCTGCATTAGAGGCACATGAACTCAATCGAGAAATTAATAGACAAAAAGATATAATTGGTGAGGTTGCTACTGAAATTGAAAGATTGAAGAGAGTTCAATCTGGTGCCGAAGGTCCTAGCATTGTTGATAGAATAATGGGTACTAAAGGCGCGTTAACTTTTGCCGAAAATTCTCTAGTTAGTTTGAATGAAAAATTACAGGGTTTAATTGATAAGCAGAATAAAGTTAAGGACGGTTTGATATTTGATCAACCTTTAGGCCCTGAATTACCGCCGGGGTTTGGTGATGATACTGGTGGTGGTGAAGGTGCAGAAAAACAAAAATCAATCAAGGATGCATTTAGACAAGAAGAACTAACAGCAGACCTAGCCCACCGTATAGAAATGGCAGACCAACAAGGGTTATTTGAGGAGGAGTCTTTTTTAAGAATCCAGAATCAATTAGGTTCTGAAACTGCATTGAGGTTAGCTGAGGATGCTAAAAAGTTAGTTGATGCCGGTAAATTTAGTGAAGCTATAAATAAAATTGGACTCGCAGATGCAGCAGCTCAAAAGAAAATTTCGGAAGCTAAAGTCAAAATCGAAAAGACTAATCAGAATCTTAAAAATTCTGCAATAGGTAAGGGTTTTACGTTAGCAGCATCATTAGCTAAGGATGGTTCAAAGGAGCAATTTTTAATTCAGAAAGCTGCTGCGGTTGCACAGGTCTGGATTAATGACGGTATTGCACGTGCTGCTGCAATAGCACAGACAGCAGCTATCCCATACCCTGCAAACCTTGCAGCACTAGCACAGATGCAGGCGTTGATTACGACTAACACCACGTTGAGTAGTGGTATCATCGCAGCATCAGCTATCAAGGGGTTTGAACATGGCGGGTTTTTAGGTGGTGATTCGCCTAGTGGTGATAAATTATTGTTTAGAGGTAATAGCGGTGAGGCTGTGATAACCTCCCAACAACAAAGGAACTTTATGAGATTAGCTAACGGTTCCGGTGCCGGCGGTGGTGGTGATATTGTAGTTAGAACCTCGATTGTGTTAGATGGTTTAGAGATAACAGAAAGTGTATCTCGGCACGTTGCTAACGGTTTTGAATTAGGGGAGGTTACATAATGTCCGGTATTAATTTTTTATCTGAAAACTTAGCCGATGTTGCAACCCTTAGTATTACTACAGGTAGTGAAAATGCACAGTTCCCTTTGAGTAATTTAAAAAACAACACAACAACTCGGAAGTTTCGAAGTGTTGGGAATACTGTTGTCATTGTTGCTGACCTACTACAGACTCGGGCAATTGACACGTTTGCCTTAGTTGGGGATGCAACCGGCTCATTCGGTGTCACATCGGTATCAATTAAAACGTCGGTAACGTTAGATTTTTCGAGTAGTACATCAATACCTATAGCAATTTCAGCAACAGAAAATATAGGATATGAATTTATAACCCCCGTTAGTCGCCGATACGTTGAAATTACGTTGACTGGTACAGGTTCATTTTCAGAAATATCAAAAATATTTATAGGGGAGAGAATCAATTTACCTGATTTGAGTTTGTCTATAGATTCATTCGGTTACGGTAGACAGGACTTGTCTAAGGTCAAAGAAAACGATTTCGGTCAAAGGTTCATTGATAAACGGAACAAGGTTAAATTATTAGACGGGGGTCTAGAGTTCGCAACATTAACCGAACAAGAAATATTAGATGATATGTTTACTGTTCATGGTATTAGTGAACCCCTTTGGATTATTATTGATCCTAATTCAGATGCAATTAATGACGGGCAATTCAAACTTGCCATGTATGGTTATATGGACAAAATGCCAAAATGGGACGCTAACGGCGGCAAGCAATACTCAACGTCAATCAAAATGAGTGAGGTTATATGAGTACCTTACTTTTAGATGAACTGAACCCCGGCATTGTTTTCGAACAACCAGTCAAAATTACACGCAACATTATGATAGCTCACGTTAGACCTTGGATATATAAACATGGCATTATTGTAGATGGTGATTTACAGTTACAGATATTTGATGGTGCGACATTACTTGCAACATCTACAATAAATTACGTTGATATTAATAACGGGTTTACTGAAAATTTTGCTCATGGTTACATTAGATTCGATTTTGATATTGTTCAATTGAATGTTCCGGAGGTTGAACTTGAAAAGGAATACATTTTTAAGTATAGTATGGTAAACCATACACTTGATCCTAATAATTTTATTGGAATAGTTAGACAGTATGAAGAAAAGATATATCCAACATATGGTGATGTTATCGGGAATGAAGCGTTAAACGATTCGATAGAACCTTCCGGACTTGAAATTTATGAATATACAGGAGCGTAAACTATGGCTAGGTTAATTAACTTTTTTGATGGTGCATCATCCGGTACAGTTCCGACAATAGGGAATATTGTAGCATCTGATTTAGTCCAGTATGCCAATGATGCTGCATTTGAAGCTGCTGAATTAGGAGCGCCTAAAGTCGGCAATATTTATTTCAACACTACTTCAAATACAATCAGATTCTATAATGGCACAGCTTGGTTGCCGGTCATTGATGAGAGTTCAACCCAAACAATGGCTAATAAAACAATTGACGGTATTGCCAACACGTTAACGAATTTAGATGCCGATAATGTTATTGTTGATCCAATCTCAGGTTTAACCGCTACCGACGTTCAGGCAGCAATTAATGAACATCAAGTTGAAATTGAAACTAACACAGCAAACGTTGCGGACATTCGGACTACAACAGGCACATCTGTTAGTGATACTGATATGGGAACCTATACAGGTTCGGTTATTACAGACAACCAATCAACCAAAGCAAACATTCAGGAATTAGAAACGGAAGTTGAATTAAAAATACCCTCAAGTGAAAAGGGTTCAGCCAATGGGGTTGCAACGTTAGACGGTGGCGGCAAGGTACCGTCAAGTCAATTACCTGAAACACTAATGGACTTTCTCGGTAACTGGAATGCGTCAACAAATACCCCCACACTTATTGATGGTACTGGCAGCACCGGGGACGTTTTCAATGTTTCGGTTGCTGGTACTATCGACCTTGGTAGCGGCAATATTATTTTTGATGCCGGTGATTGGGCTGTGTACAACGGTACAATTTGGGAACTGTCTATTAACTCGGACGAAGTTAAAGACGTCAACGGTCAAACTGGTAATGTTGTTCTAGATACAGATGATATTTCAGAGGGTACAAACAAATATTTCTCAAACGCTTTGGTTGATGCAAACGCCGGGGTAATTGCAAACACAGCTAAGGTTTCAGCTAGTGGTTCTATCAATGTCCATTCAGATGTTGACACTGTAACTGACACTCCTGTTGTGGGTGAGGTTCTTACATGGGACGGTTCTAATTGGGTGCCTGATGTTGGTGGTGGTACAGGCCAAGGTGGAATTAATTACTTTAAAAATAAAGATTTTGAGGTTGACGGTTCGGATGTAACTACAACAGGTAACATAACCCCCGGACTTGACACTGTAACAAATATTAGAGGGTCACAATCATTGACGTTGACAATCGGAACCGGTGCAACAACTGCCGACTTTGTTGATTTTGAAATGGACGATGTTGATCCTATTGACGTTGATGGTTCTAAAATTCTACCCATTAGTTTTGAATACTTCACTGATGGTAATTTTTCTACAAATGACGTGCAATTTGTTTTACGCCGGTTGGATGCAACCGCTGCCGATATTGATTTAATTGATGAGTTAGGTGGTAAGATACTATCTAGTTCAGGTAAGATTCCATTTCACAGCCGGGTGCAGATAGACAATGACGCAAACACATACGCATTAAGAATGAAAGTATTAGTTGCACCTAGTGTAGCGTCAAAAATTACAATAGACTCAATGAAAATCGGTCCAGACGAAGTAGTGCCGGGTGCTATTATTACAGCATGGCAACCATATACAGCAACCTTAACAAATTTAGGGAATGCCACACAGTCGCTAGAATATAGGAGGGTTGGTGATTCAATAGACATTAGAGGGGCCATCATAATTGGGTCAACACTACCAACAGGGACATTTTTGGTATCATTACCCGGTGGTCTATCTTTTGGACCTACTGTTGTTGGTTCCAGTCTATCAATGGGGTATTTTGCCGGGTCAACAAGTAGTCCTTTCTTTCCTTTAGGTACTATTAACAAGGTCTCAGCAACAACGTTTGGCGCGTTAACTGTTGGGGCTAATGCTCAGTGGAATGCGACTAACCCTGCAACTTGGAGTCAAAACGATAAGTGTTTTGTAAATTTGAGAGGTGTCCCAATAGACGGTTGGGAAGCAACCGCATCACTTTCAACAAGTGAGATTGCACTACAGACAATTTTCACCAAAACAACTAACATCCAAACACCAACAGGCACTATTTCAGCAGCGTACAATGTAGCAAAGTTTGCAAGCGTAACCGATAAATTTAGTTTATACAATGTATCTACCGGACAATGGACTGCATCCCATACAGGTGAAATAGATGTACATGCGTTTCTTGAAATTTCATTTACATCGGGAACTAGTAGACGTGCAGATGTTAGAATTATTAACATCACTACGGGTGAAATTTTGATAGGGTCTAGTAGTAGTACAGGTGCCACGACTAGATTGGTCCCTGAAATTGGTGGAATGTTATCAGTTACTAGAGGGGATATTGTTGAGGTTCAATCGCTATGTACTGGTGCGTCACCTTCCTACACTGGAGGAACAACAGGAGCAACATTTAGTATTGCATACCGACCAGACTTCTCAGTGTTTAGTACATTCGGATCGGAAACTGTTGCAGCAAGGTACACCAGTAACAGCGGCCAATCAATAGGTACAGCAGGCACAATAGAATATGAGGATGTTGATTACGATACCCACGGTGCCTACAATACCGGAACCGGAGTGTACACTATACCTGAAAATGAAGGTGGAATTTATACCGTAAATGCTTCGTTTCTTACAGCATCATTAGATTCTTGGTCTGCCGGCCACCAAGCTGGTTTGAGAATTTTTGTCAACGGTACAGGGGTGAACAGGACAATAACTAGGGTGCAGGTCGCATCAACATTTAGTGTATATGCTTCTATGTCTGACACCTTGCAATTGGTAGCAGGTGACACTCTAGAGATAAGGTCTGATACTAGTATTAGTACATCTCTGTCAACGTCTGCTGAATTTAACTGGTTTTCTATAGCAAGGATTAAATAATGGCTAGAACTAAATCATTACCCGGATTTGATGCTGATAACTTTTATTTCGATGTTGCGAATAATTCAATACCCGGATATTCTCTAGTGACTAAATTTGGAACAAATGACAATATAGGTTCTACCACCGAGGATATTTGGCGTTTTGGTGGGGATCTAATTTATTTAACAGCAGCGGTTCAATTAGAAGTAGTTTCGGATTCTGTTAATGATACATTAGCAGGTACACATGCACGAAAGGTTCTTATATTCGGTTTAGATAGTGGGTTTAACTTAATTTCTGAGGAACTTGAATTAAACGGAACAACAGCATCAGCACTAACTACACAATTGTTTATACGGGTATATAGAGCGTATGTAACAACTGTCGGTGTTTATGGTAACCGTAATGACGGCAATATTTCAATCCAAGTAGGTGGCGGTGGTTCAGTTCAAGCTTACATAGGTTTAAATAGTGGTGGTACTATCGGCGAAAGTCAAACCCAAGGGTCTCATTATACAATTCCATCAGGGCATGACGGTTTTATTATTGCAATGTCTGCGTCGGTTGCTTCAAATAAAGCTGTTACCTATCGGGTTGAAATTAGGTCGGAAGCTGATAATTTAGTCACACCTAGGGCTTGGCGTTCTACATTTAGAATTGATGATGCTCAAGGGT